CCGGCACAGTTCGATCCGGGCGTGAAACGCGCTGTCCGCCAGCGCGAGCATGGCCGGAAGGGAGTACTTTGGATGCTTCCCTGCTTCAGTGAGTAGGGTCTTGCGATTCGAAGTATTGGCTTCCCCGGGTCGGGCTGTGCTGCCCACCGCTTCCGGGCTAAAGGAGCGGATGAGAGGAGAAGAGAGTGATGGCAGATTTCGACACCACCAAGAAGTGGGAGAAGGTCACTGTTGTGCCGGCCCCGCGAGGGGTTGTGCGCGATACGCCAGTCGATGTTGGCTCGTTGCTCTCTGCGGCGGAGCGAGGCGAAGATGTCGCCTCGCTCATCGGTCGCTCGGTGTCTGCAGAGGACCTCCTGCGGATCCAGAAGAAGAGTGGCCGGAAACTCGTCTCGACCGATGACGAGTACCGGCGGCTCGGCGTTCCACCGACGCTCGCGCCCTCGAAAGAGAGGAACGAGTATCGGTATCGGAAAGGGAATGAGATCGTACAGATCACTCCGCCCAAGGAGGTAGACCTGCGGCGGATGTTCGAGGGTACCCCGAACGTTGTGTTTCTGCCGTCGGTTGCGCGTGATCGTTTGGATCCGCGCTTCGAAAAGCAGAACCCCGGACAGAAGTTCACGCCGAACTTCGTGACCAACATGCTCACGCAGGTGAGCTACGGCAAAGCGATGGACGTCGCAATGCGCGTGGTTGCCCTGCCATACGAACATTTCTCTGCGGCGGAGGTGGGTCAGGCCTGGGAGTGGGCGCGGCGCGCGATGGATTATCACGTGCAGTCGGGCCCGCTTATGGGCATGTACCACCGCCTGATCGCCAGTGTCGGCCAGGCCAAGCCGAACAAGGTCGATTGGGTTTCGAGAAAGGACGCAATTCTGGCGCTTCTGCCGTACGACTCCAGTCGTGCGCAGATGATGGCCGGGCGAGAGCTCCGCGACCTGAAAGTGGAGCTCAATCTGAAGTCGGGGTCGGGGCTCCCGTTTCAGAAGCCGAAGCACGAAGTGCTTCGAGAGTCGTACGAGTTGGCGGCGGAGGTTCTGGCCGCTGTCCACTCGGGGAAGCTCAAGGAGCTCATGCAGACCCGGCAGGAACTCTTCATTGCCCAGGTGAAGAACAAGCTGGATCTGTACGTGTACGAGGAGACGAGGGAGTCGGTTCGCGCGTACTTCGTCTTCCCGTTTCACCTCGTGTGGCTGTTCAGTGCCGTTTGGCAGAATGTCGCGAGGTGCATGCGGACGTTCGAGGAGGACCGGTCGTGCTTCAACATGCATGGATTCCGGTGGCAACGGGGCGGGGCCCAGCGGCTCTATGAGTGGCTGGTCTCCGTCTCCGAGACGCCGGGCCTGCATGGAAAGGCCTACTCGGACGACAATCTGTGGGTGCTGGTGGTCCGCGTGGGGGGCGAACTCGTATGTTACGTCCTCTGCGTCGACTACAAACGGATGGATCTCAGTCTGCACACCGACCACGGCAAGCTCGGGCAGTGGTATGCGTTGGAGGTCTTGCGGAAGGCCCTCGACGAGACGTGGAAACGCGTCACAGCTCTGTCCTGCCAGATGGCGTTCCAGACAGTGGTGGCTGTTGGGTACGCGCTCATCGTGCTCATGCAGCACAACCTGAAGTCTGGGGTTCCGGGAACACCAGAGTTCGACCAACTCGCGTCGGCTGACGCGTTTGTGGTGTTTCGCGAAGCCTTGAGTGCTCAGCTCCCCCAGTGGGAGGTAAGCAACCTCGGCCGTTTGCAGCACGCCTTGGACGAGGCGGCGCTCGCGGTCAAGACGAGGACCGGTCTCCTTGTGAAGCGGGAGACCCTCAAGATGATCCGCTTCGTGCCCGACCAGGAGTCCTATCCCGAGATCACTTTCTTGGGGAAATACCTGGCCGCGGTCCCGAACCTGCGTCCCAGGGTCTACATCCCTGCGTCAGATCCGGCGCGTGCACTGGCGTCGGCAGTCTCTCCAAAGAGCGGTCTCAGGGGGAACGCTCTCATCATGGCGCAGATGACCCGGGTGCGCGACATTTGTGTGGCCGGCGCTTTCGTCCATCGCCAGCTGTACTATGGCCTTAGTGCGTGGTTCCGCACCATGGCCAAACTTGGCAACCGCGCCAAGCCGACCCTCGAAGACACGGATGCCGACTTCGAGGCAGATCCACACGGTGCGCCTAGTCCGCACTACACGGGGCCCGACGACTACTTCCCTGCGCTCGAGGAAATCTATCAGATATACCTCCCGCCGGGGCAGGAGTGGCGGCCGCGCGTGGCGGCGGTTGGGGTGGCCGTTGTGCCGGAGCTTCAGGTGCTCTCGCCCGAGCGAGTCGCCGAGCTCTACGGGGATCCAGACAACTGGGCCAACATCGAAGAGCTCCGGAGCACCGACAGGCCGGCGGAAATCGAGAAGCGAGGACCGCTGGAGGTGTTCCGGCCTTCTCCGGTGGAGGCCGCGCAGGCCGGCCGGCTGCTGCCGCTCTCCGCGGAGCAGAAGGCCGCCTACGTGGAAGCCTGGCGGGCAAAGCTGGGCAGGATCCGAGGAACCCGCTGGGAGCAGGAACCCAGCGCACGCTCACTCAAGATGCGGGACAAGAAATTGGCCTACATCGCAGGGTTCCTGGCCGCGCAGGAGTCGCGGTACCAGCGAGAGGAGGCCTTCGATGCTGACGAGCAACCCGAGGTCCCCGAGCCCAGCTACGAGATCGAAGAACAGGCCGACGTCTGGGAGGAGGCGGAAGTGGACGCCTTCGAGGACGCCGTGCGTGCGGAGGGTCGACGGCTCCGCATCCCCACATCCAAATGGACCACCAGGGTCGACCGCGGCGATGGGCGGCTGGTGGTCGGTGAGTCAGGATGACCTGCGATCGCTCGAGCTGGGATGAGGAGGACTGGGAGGATCACTTTCAGCACAACACCGAGGAGGAAGCCTTCTGGGAGGACGAATTCTTGGCGTGGTGTCAGGAGAGATCTCTCGGTCTTCTGAGGGGTGGCCTCGGGGAGACCTCAGATGAGGTGTTAACCGGGGTCCGCTACCTGTATAGTGTACAACCTGTAAATTCGCCTGTCGCTGACCCACCGCTCCGGGTTAAAGGAGCGGAAGAGGAGAGAGAGACGCAGACCATGGGACGCCACAAGAACAAGAAAGGCAAGGAGAAGGAGCTCAAGAAGGAGGAAAAGAAACTCGTGAAGAGGGATGTTCGTGCAGCGGAGAAGCACGGAGGCGTCATTGGCGACGTGGTGTCGTCGGGCGCCGGGGCTCTCGCGAACATGGTGCTACCTGGGTCGGGGGGCGCCGTTCACGGGCTTTCGAAAGCGATCCTCAATGGATTGGGGTTCGCGGAACAGTCGGGGGATGGTCCAGAGGTCAAACACAGCCAGATCCCGGCAGACTTCGGCGGCGGCAGCCAGATCGTGGCCGCCGCCGACGCACCGGTGCAGTTCGGTCGCACCGGAGGACCAGCGATGTTCTCGCGCGTGACACACCGCGCGGAGAACGGGGACGTCATCGTCCACCTGAAGGAGCCGCTGGCTGACGTTGCCACTGCCGCCACGCTTAACACCCGTGGCAGCAATCAGGTGATGTTCACGCCGGCGGTTTCGACGTTGGTGGCGTCCCGCCAGTTCGCGTTGGACTTCGAGCAGTGGCGCCCTATTGCTGCGAAGATCCACTACACGCACTGGGCTGCGACAACGACGGTTGCTCGCACGCAGATCGCGCATTCGGCGGATCCGCTCTTTTCGGTCGGTGCCAATCCAACGTTCATCCAGCTTGTGGAGCTGGCTGATTCGGCGGTGGGCGGCGCGTATGAGGATTTCTACCTCGACATCGACTGTTCGGAGCTTCCATACGATTGGTTCTGGGTCGCGGCGTCGGACCCCTCCGACGCTCTCGGCTCTCGCGTCGATCGACGGCTCAACATCTTCGGTGCCCTTTGGTGGGCCACGGATCTCAACAACGTCCAATCGACGACGATCGGATCGCTCTTCATCGAGTGGGTTCTCGCGTTCCGCGGCGCGAAGCCCCCGGACATCCTGATCGGCGTCTCGCAGACGCTCAACGATCCCGAGTGCAAGCTGACTCGGGAGGAGAAGCTGCGCGTCTACGACGCAGTCCTTCGGTGGAAGGAGCTTCCCACGGCGCAACGGCCGGCACTGTTTCCTGGTGTCGGGATTCCTACCGTCGCGGCGGTGGCGGCTCTCGCACGTGCCCAGGCGCCGACTCCTGGGGCCATCACGGCACCTCCTGGCGGGGCCGTGATGTACGTGCCTGCGGGTTCTGTGCTCAGTCCGCAGTAATGGGGTGACCTGGAG